ATTTTTACATCCCCACAGACCATGGCAAATGGAAATATTAATAAAGGCGTAAATGCAGACAATATATTTAAAAACTACACAACTTCAGATAAAAATTCTATAGGGGACCAAAGATTTTTAGAACCTATTGTTCCTTTATTAACTTTAAACTCTTTTCAGGTCACGATTGCTGGCATGGGCTATGGAATGGTTTCCTCCAGAAAAGGAAGTATGTCTTTGGTGTTGCATGATAGAAGTCGATTGCAAGATTTTGCACCTTTGATTAGTTTAAATCAATTATCAGGTACTAGCATAAGGGTAGAATTTGGTTGGAGTCATCCAGATGGTAATCCTTTGACTAGTAAAAACGAAATAGGTAAATTTTTAAATGCAATGAGAGATGTCCAGTTTTATAATTTGCTAGGGTCAAATCTTTCATTTCAAAATAATTCTGTAAATATTGAAGTTCAATTAGCTTCTGCTGGATTTGAGTTCATGTCAGACGTATCTGCTGCAGCAGGTTATTATTCTCCGCTCAATTTTATTAATAAAAAGCTTAATAAAATTATTAATGACATTATTGAAAAAGAATCAAATACCAATCAGCCAATAGAAAATTCTCCTCAAGAAAAAGTGCTTAAACAAATGAAGATAATAAGGACAGCAATTACTTCACAAACAGCTGTAGTAAAGTCTGAAGATTATAAAAAAGTTTTGTCTGAGTTAGAATCAGATAAATCAAACATTAGCAAGTTAAATACAGTGTTGAAAACATTGGGATATGTCAATGATGAATCAAAAGAAGTTAAAAACGCAAGTGAATTAATTAGTTTAATTAATGAGGATGAACTTAAAAAATCTTCAAAAGAAAGATCTTTGTACACATCCAAGCTAATAAAAGATAAAATTGCAATTGCAAGATTGACCGAAGATTTTGACCTTTTAGAAACAACAAACACAGCTTTTCAAAATAAAATAATGAATTCAGGAGATTTGACAAAAGCACCAGATGAAGCAAACGTATTAGATGATTTAGGTTTAAGATTTAGTGAAACAATAAGCTTTGGAAAATTAGTGCTAATGTATTGTGCATTACCAATGATGTCAACTTGTGAATTTGCTGATGTTCAAGTTTTCTTTTATCCGATTAATAATAGAGCAGGTGGAGCTAGAAGATTTACAACTGCATCTTTACCTATTGAATATAGCATTGTTCGTAATGCTATTGATGAAAGATTTAAAAATGAAGGAAATATTTCTGTAAAAGGTATGTTTAATTTTTTAGCAAATCTTTTTGAAGACACAGGTTTAAAAACTTATGGCATCGGAGAAACTTTTGACTTTGACAAAGAAAACGAAAAGCTTTCAAAAGAAGACCAAGAAAAGAAAAAACAGGAAGCAATCGATGATTATTTAAAAGATAATCAAGAAAAATTAACTCCCGAAGAAGAAGCAAAAGGTAAAAACAAAGAATTGACTGAAGAGAAAAAAGAAGCAATTTATAAATTAAGTCTTAAAAAAGCTTTTAGAAATCGCTCAAAAGAAAAAATAGCACAATTTTATGAAAATGATAATTTGCCTGCTGAAAATTCTAATGAGTTAGTTTTACCTAATTTGCAAATGCATATGGAAGTCTTGCCTGCAATTGATCCGGAAATTTCAGCTAAAAGCGCGTCAACAATTGAAAATTTCTTTTTTGGTGCAATCAAAAAGCAAAATGAAGACGGATACTTGGATGATAAAAAAATATTAAGAATTCATGTTTATGATACTAGATCGAATGGAAATCCTCGTGGAGAGTTATTAAACAAAATATTAAATGATGATGTTGCAAATTTTTTAACAGGAAACTTATCTCATGTTGCAAATGATACTGATAAAGTAAAAATAGTAAGAGAAGATACTAAGTCGTCAAAACTTGTTAGTAAGATACCTACAAGAGAACTTAAATATTATGTTAAAAGAAGTTATCCTAACGTTACATGGGGTGCATCAAGCTCTGTGATAAAATCATTATCAGTTTCAAGTAATACTAGCGATAAAGTTTCAAAACTGATAATGATTAGAAGGCAAGCAGACGAGAGAGCCGCGGGAGGAGCAAAAAATAGAGTAGGTCCAGAAGAAGAAGTTTCAATTAACCCATCATCAATTAGTTTAGAAATATTAGGATGTCCTTTTATTGATAGAGGAACTCAGATATTTGTAGATACTGGAACCGGAACTGATTTAGATAATGTTTATACTGTAAATAATATAACACACAGTGTAAACTCAGGTATGTTTATGACTAGTTTAAGTTTAACTTTAACTGCGCAAGGTGCAATATCTAGTACGAGGAAAAATCTTGCAAATAAACTTAAAACTGCAGTCAAAGTAATAGAAGAAAACACTGAAACAAAAACAACATGACCCGGATAAAACCTATTATGAATATCAGTATAAAAATAACCAAAGGATACAATTTCTCAGATAACACACTAGTAATAGGCAATAAAAAAAATATATTATCTCTAAACGAAATAAACGAAATAAACAGATTGTTAAACCTGAAACAAATTAAAAACAAAAAACAATATTTTGATAAATTATTAACTTCTTTGAATGCATCAAAACAGGATGCTAATCGTTTAATTAACGTAAAAAATAAAAATATTTATTTAAAATACCTAAAAGAAGAAATAGAAAAGTCTAAAAATTACATTACTAGATATTTTTTTGAAACTTTACCATTAAGACTAGAATTATTTGAAAAGATTATAACACTCGAAAATTGTAAACCAACTATTTATGATCACAATACAACAACAGGACGACTAAAAGTAATTGGTGGAACTAACTTTTTAACAATGAAAAGTGAAGATAGAAATAGATTAAAACATAAAGATGATAAAAAGATCATTCAAGAAATAGACTTTAAATCTTGTGAACCTAATTTTTATTTAAAAAGTAAAGGAATAGAATTTAAGGGGACAGATGTTTATAATTTTTTAATGAAAAAATTAAATATTGAGTGTGAAAGATCAAGCTTTAAAAGAGGCGTACTTTCAATAATTTATGGTGCAAATGAAATAACAGTATCAAAAATATCTAAAATACCTGTTAAGAAAATAAAAGAAATAAAACAAATATTCGATATTGATAATTTTTCAAATAGTCTAGAAAAAGAATATAAAGAAAAAGGTTATATTGAGAATTATTATGGACGTCCTTTATTCTCAAAAAACAATTTAGTAAATCACTGGATTCAATCTTCTGCAGCTGATTATTGTTGTTTAGCATTTAGAGAATATTTAAATAAAAATACATCAATCGAATTGCACGGAGTAATTCATGACGCGATTATTGTTTCTGATTATCAAAAAATAGATATTAATACAATAAAAGAGTCAATATCAAATATAGAAATCCCAGTATCAATTAAGAGTTTAGGAGATAATTAATATTATGAAAAAATTAAAAGAATTAAATTTAAACGTAGGCAGATCACCTGCAGAATACCCAGGAACGTCAACTAAATTTCCAATTGGCTATAATGGACAATTTATAGGAAATGCTGACACTTCAAATAGCAGAAGAATGCAAGTTGTGGCTAATTCAAATGAAGAAGCCGGTTTAGAAGAAGAAGAATTATTAGAGCAAGAGGATGACATGATAAAAGAAATTTTAAATGCTAGAGTTAAAAAAGAAAACAAATATTCATTATTAGAAACTTTAGAAAATATATCTGAAGTTGAGTCAGAAGAAGTTGAAGAAGAATCATATGAAGAAGTTAATTTAGAAGAGTTTTCAGGATCTGTGGCTGTTGCTGGTGCAACCGGTCCATTTGGTGACGAAAAAAGAAAAAATATATCATCAGCAGAATATCTTCAAAAAGAACAAATTGAAAGAATGAGAATATTGGAAGCTTATCATCAAAAAACTTCAAATAGATTAAAATAATTTTGTACCTTACACACACACACTATATAATTGCTAAGCAATTAAAAATTAAAAATTAAACATTAACAATTGCAAATTAAACATTAAAACGGAGAAAAATCATGGCTATTGATTTTGAAGCTATCAAGCGCAAACTAGAACGACTCAGCGGAAACAATAAATCACAAAATGTAATGTGGAAACCACAACCAGATGAAGAATATAATGTTCGTCTTATGAGTTTTCCAGATAATGACGGTCAACCCTTTAAAGAGTTGATGTTTTATTACAATATTCCTGGGCAACGTGGTCTTTTGGCACCATCTCAATTTGGTGAAAGAGATCCAGTTCAAGAATTAATTAACAAACTTCGTGATGAAGGTACAAAAGAAAGCTATGAAATGGCAAAGAAATTGTATCCTAAAATGCGAGTTTATGCTGCAGTAGTTGTAAGAGGCGAAGAAGATAAAGGCGTACAGCTTTGGGGTTTTGGAAAGCTTGTTTATCAAAAACTTCTTGGTATTATGCTTGACGAAGATTACGGAGATATCACTGACCCCAAATCAGGTCGTGATATTAAAGTAATTTGTTCTAAACCACCCGGTCAACAATGGGCAAAAACAGAAATTCTTCCTCGTGGACGATCAACAAAACTATCTGATGATACATCAAAAGCAAAGGAATGGATGACTAATATTCCTGACATTAAAGGTATATTTAAAACAAAGTCTTACGATGAACTTAGTAAAATTGTAAATGACTGGCTCAATGGCGACAACGAAGATGATGAAGGTACTGAAAAGTTTGGAAGTAATACTTCTAACGATGATGATACACCTAAATCAGGCGGTGGAAGCGGAAAATCTTATAATGACTTAGACGATGCATTCGCAGACTTGATGTCATAAATAAACAATCAATAAAAGATTAATCTTTTTTCGGGGAAGTATGAAAATGCTTCCCCATTTTTATATTTATGTAGTGATAGATTACTAAAAAAGAGGAATAAATGAATAATATCACTGCAAATAGTATCGATAGACGTTTATTAAGAGAACAAATAAAAAGAAAGATGTTGACTGAAGCAAGACACAATCTTGCGCAAAAAGTAATAGAAGAAAGATATGAAAAAGGAATAACTAGCCTGTCTATATTTGATTTTGCGCCAAAAGAAGATATAAAAGAAATTATTAATTTTGCGCAGGAAAACTTAAATGAAGTTAAATATGCTGCAAGAATATTAAGAGAGCAAGTATACTCAGGTCAGTTAACCAATTCTAAGCATAAAGTAAGTCAAGTATTAAGCAATGATATAGAGCTTAAAGGTCAAAAAATTAGACTTCATGAGGTATCAGACTTTGCATTAGATATGCTTTTTGGTTTCGGTCCAATGTTAGGATTAATTCCTTTGCCGGGTTTTGAAATAGCAGGTAGTGGCATTGCTATAGCAGGATTATTGTATTATGGATATAAGTTATATCAAGCAGTTAGAGCTGAAGATGGTTTGGAAATATTCATACAGGGAATATCAGTTTTATTTGCAGCTGCTGCTGTCTTTCCAAGAGTTGGAGCAGCTTTTGCTGCAGCAGCAAAAAAGGTATTTGATTTCTTTAAAGGCTTTATAGGCGTACTAGGTAAAGGTATATTAGCAGTTAAAACAGGAGGTGTTTCTGTCGTTTCTAATGTGGTTGCAAAATTTGGTAAAGAAGCAGTAGAACAAGGGGCTAAGGAGGTAGTTGAACAAGGAACAGTAAACGCTATGAAAGAAGTTGGGGAACAAATTATCACAAATAATCAAACGCTTAAGAAAGGAGCTGAAATTGCTTCTAACGGGGCGAAATATTTAGATCATGCCATAGATTTATTAAGGGGAATGAAAGAAGGTGCAGCAACAAAATATTTAGGAAAAATACCTGTTATCGGGCCTAAAATAAGTAGTGTAGTTGATAATTTATTAGAAGTCTTACCTAAAGTAAGAGATATAATTATTAAGAATACAAAAACAATTGCAGAAGTTTCAGAAGTAGCTGTAAAAGAAGGTGTTGATGAAGTAGGTACTGGTGTATTGACAACAATTGCAGCAGCCACTACCCAAGCTGAAAAAAAGGCAGCACAAGAAACTTTAGAAGCTTTAGCAAAAGAAAGTGATGAGCTAGCGGCCGCAGCACGTCAATTAGGTTATTTAGATGAAGCTTTCGAAACAGCAGCAAAAGCCACAACAAAAGGAAAAAAAGGTGCCAAAGGAATTCACAAAGCTGGAGAAAAACTTCTTGGTGAGTTTGATGTAGTAATGTCAAAAATGAGTCAAGAAGCTGCCAGTATAGGAAAAAACGCTAGTGGTGATGCAATTGAATTAGTACAAAGAGAAATATTTAAGGCAGGAGAAAAATTAGCAGGGGTTGGAATAAAAAATAAGTCAACATACGCAAGTGTAACAAAAATATATAAAGGACTATTTCAAACAGCACAAGATATTGCTGTTATATCAAAAACAAGTATATCATCTGCGATTAAAGAATTACCATCAGCAGCAAAAACTATAAATTTTGGGAATTTAAAGATAACTGGTCAAGCCGTTACGAAAGGCGGATCTAAAGTTGTAATTAAAGAAATAGTAGAAGAAGAAGGTAAAATTATGGTGAGGGCAGTAGCAAAAAATGGTAAAGTATATGCAAGAGAAATGACAGGAGATATTGCCAAACAATTGTCTGATAAAGGTATTTTTAAATCTATTTTTGGTAAAATGAATAATAATTTAGGCCGACAAGCAAAAGTTTTGGAAAGAAGAACTTTAAAAGCATCATTTTCAAGAACAGCTGCAAAAGAAGCAGAAGAAGCATCACTTAAACTTGCTGACGATATAACAACACAAACAGTAGGTGAAATAACTGAAGAAGTAGGTCAAGTAGCAGCAAAAGTTACTGCAGAAAATGCAGACAGCGTTATTAAAACGCTTATATCTCCTGAAAAATTAATGAAGGCTGATTGGTGGGTAAAATTAACAGGAGGCCTCTGGAATACTTTCTTAAGCGGGCTAGATGTTTCTGGAAAAACTAAACTTTCTAGAGTTGTAGATTCACAATCTTCAGATTATTATAATGTGGATCGATCAGAACTTGATGAAACCCTTAGACGGAAAAGTTTAAAATTTTTATATTGAAAATTATTCCGGAATAATGTATAATTCTTTATGTTAATAGATAAAGGAGAATACATGCCAAGTGATGATTTTACTAAAGACTTAATTAAGTCTCTCAATAAAGAAAAAGGAGCAAGAGTAGCTTATAATCTTGCAGTTGATGATAGCCCAACCCATGTTAAACGTTGGATCAGTACTGGTAGTCAAATGTTAGATTATATTTGTGCCAATCAAAAAGATGGCGGTTTACCTGAAGGTCGTATTGTAGAAATATTTGGACCTCCCTCAATTGGTAAGTCCCATATAGCAACACAACTAGCTCGTTCGACCCAACAAATGGGAGGAATTGTTGTTTATATCGACACAGAAAATGCAACATCAGTTGATAATCTTCGTGCTTTAGGGGTAGATGTTTCTTCTCGTTTTGTTTATGTTGATACACATTGTACTGAAGAGGTGTTGTCAATAGCAGAAAAAACAATCTTAAAAGCAAAAGCTCTTGATAAAGACGTTCCCGTTACAATTATTTGGGATTCTGTTGCTGCAACTTCACCAAAAGCTGAATTGTTGGGTGATTATGACAAAGAATCAATTGGACTTCAAGCCCGGGCAATTTCAAAAGGTATGCGGAAAATAACAGGTGTTATTGGGCAAACTAATTCACTTTTGATATGCCTTAATCAAATCCGAACTAAAGTAGGTGTAATGTATGGTGATCCAACAACGACACCAGGTGGTAAGGCAATTCCATTTCATAGTTCGATTCGGATTAAATTAGGAGCAGGACAACCGATTAAAGATGGTGATGATGTAATTGGTATTAATGTATCAGCAAAAACAATAAAAAATAAGGTTGCACCACCTTTCCGGGTTGCAAAGTTTCAAATACATTTTGGAAAAGGGATTGTTGAGCACGAAGAGCTTTTTGATTTGTTAAGAAAGCATGGCGAAGAGATAATTAATAATAAATCAATCAAGGTGTCAGGAAGTGGTCAATGGAAGAATTTTCAAGTTGTTTGTTGCGAGTCTGGTGAAGTTTTGATTGAGAAAAAATTTAGAAAAACAGCTTTTAATGAACTAATGAAAGATCCGGATTACAAACCTTATTTAGATCAGTTAGTAGAAAAAGCAATGGTAAAAGTTATGACAACAACTGACGGCGTTGATATCGATACAGAATCATTAGCAGAATTAGAAGCATTACAACAGGAAATGTTTGATAATGAATAGATGTCTTATAATAGACGCATACAATCTTTTTATAAGACATTATGTTGCGAATCCTGCAATGTCAAAAAACGGCGAACAAGTCGGTGGCATTGTAGGATTTTACAATAACATGACAAAGTTAATTGACAAATGCAATCCCACAGATGTTTATGTTATTTGGGAAGGTGGCGGTTCTATTAGAAAAAAAGCAGTGTATAAAGATTATAAGCGTCAATCTCGTCCGGTTAAGTTGAATCGATATTATGATGATATACCCGATACAATGGAAAATAGAAATTATCAAATTAAAACATTGATAAAACTTCTAGATAACTTTCCGATCACACAGTTGTATGTAGAGGGATCCGAAGCCGATGATGTTATTGGATACCTATGTAAATATCGTTTTAAATCCAGGCCTAAGGTAATCCTTTCCTCTGATCATGATTATTATCAGCTGCTTGACAATTTGACGATAATTTATTCACCTACACTCAAGACATTTGTTAATGAAAAGTTTGTAATTGATAAATTCGGAATACATCCACAAAATTTTGCATTGGCAAAGGCAATTGTTGGTGATAATTCAGATAATATCCCAGGAGTTCCAGGTGCAGGATTTAAGACTTTAGTTAGAGAATACGGTCATCTATTTCAAAATCCTGAGTTTGATTCGAATCGATTTGAACTTTTTATTGAGAATTCTGTTAAAATGGAAAAATCAAAAAAGAAAATATATAAATCAATTAAAGAAAATGAAGATATGATTGAAAGAAATTTTAAAGTTATTAATCTAGATGTTGACAATTTGGCACATTACCAAGTAAATAAGATTGAACAAAAACTTGAAAACCATCAAAAAACATATAATAATATAAACATACACAAACTACTAAATGAAAATGCAATTAATAGCATTGACGTCTACAACACAAAAATAATTTATAATAGATTATTGAGGTAAAAATATGAATATGACCCCCGACCATGTGGAAAGTTATTTTTCCAAATATGGAAGAACGTTTCAAGAAAAAATCTTCCAAGCAATGTTAACAGATCACACATGGTCTGCGCAAATGATTGAAGTAATGACCCCTGAATACTTTGAATTAAAGTATCTATCTTATCTTTGTGATCGTCATTTTAATTTTTATCACAAATATAAGAATTTTCCAACAATGCAGCTTCTTGTTTCTATTATTAGAGATGAATTAACAACAGGAGATGACGTCGTTTTACGTGAGCAAGTAATTGAATATCTTTCACGTGTTAAAAATTCGCCAAATCAAGGTGATTTAGAATTTGTTAAAGAAAAAACTCTTGATTTTTGCAAAAAACAAGTATTACGTCAAGCTTTAGAAGACTGCGTACAAGCAATCACAGCAGAAAATTATGAGTCGGTTTTGAGTATCATGAAAGATGCTGTTTCTAAAGGTACACCTGCTACAATTGGTCATGATTTCTTTGAAGATTATGAAGCACGTTTTACTCGTTTAACTCGTATTTGCAGCCCAACAGGACTTGATGCATTGGACAAAAAAGAAGTTTTAAATGGAGGTCTTGCACGTGGTGAAATTGGAGTTATAACAGCACCAACAGGAGTTGGAAAATCTCACTGGTTGGTTCACTGTGGTGCTGAAGCTCTGAAGCGAGGCAAAAATGTTTTGCATTATACATTCGAGCTAACTGAAACAGCTGTAGGTGTTCGATATGACTCTCACCTTTGTGGTATTAACTCAACTGATGTGATCGAGAAAAAAGATGAAATTTTGAGTAGGTATGAAGGTAATGATTACGGTCGATTGATAATTAAAGAATACCCAACTGGATCAGCAAGTATCGTGACTATTAAAAATCATTTAGAAAAATTGTCAATGAGAGACTTTAAACCTGGATTAATTGTAATTGATTATGCGGATATTATGAGGTCAACACGTCAGTATGATTCTTTGCGTCATGAACTTAAGTTGATTTATGAGGAATTAAGAAACTTAGCGATGGAACTAAAAATACCAATTTGGACAGCATCGCAAGCAAATAGAGAAGCCTCTGATAAAGAAGTTGTAGGACTTGGCAATATGTCTGAAGCATATGGAAAAGCTATGGTTGCCGACGTTGTTCTTTCAATATCACGCAAACAATTAGAAAAAGCAACAGGAGCTGCACGCCTGTTCGTTGCAAAAAATCGTGCGGGACAAGACGGAATTCTATTTCCAATTAGAATTGATACAGCAAGAAGTCATTTTGAAATAATTGACGATCCTAATTCACTTTCTGTATTGGACATGGTAGAATCCGCGCATACAGGCACCAAAGACATGCTTAAGTCTAAGTGGAAAGAAATAACAGGAAAATAAAATTTATTGGAGAAATTAGATGTACGATTACAACGAAGTGTATCAAGCCAGCCTTGAATACTTTAACGGAGATGAATTAGCGGCTAGCGTGTTTGCCGGAAAATATGCCTTGCAAGATGCTGAAGGCAATTATTTAGAAAAAACACCAAAAGACATGCACAAAAGGCTTGCTAAAGAATTTGCAAGAATTGAGGATAAATACCCAAATCCAATGTCAGAATTAGAAATATTTAGATTGCTGCATAATTTTGAATATATCGTTCCTCAAGGTTCTCCAATGAGCGGTATTGGAAATGAATCAAAGATACAATCTTTATCCAATTGTTTCGTAATACAGGCTCCTTATGATAGCTACGCAGGTATTTTAACAGCAGATCAAGAACAAGTTCAAATCATGAAGCGTCGAGGTGGTGTAGGTTTTGATGTTTCTACAATCCGTCCAAAAGGTTTAACTACATCAAACGCTGCAAAAACAACTGATGGTATTGAAGTATTCATGGAAAGGTTTTCAAACTCATGTCGTGAGGTCGCACAAGGTGGTCGTCGAGGCGCCTTAATGTTGTCTATCTCAGTTCATCATCCGCAAGTTATGGATTTTATTAAAATTAAGCGTGATCTTAAAAAGGTAACCGGTGCAAATATATCAGTTCGTGTAACAGATGAGTTTATGAATGCGGTTAAGCATGGTGATCATTATCAGCTTCGATGGCCTGTTGAAAGTATAGCTGAAGG